GCTATCCAGTCTATCTGGCGTGCTACAGGATTGTTTGCGCTGTCATATAGCCTAGCTGTGAACCCATTTGCGGATTTACTGGTGAGCCTGTAATAGTCCCCATTCTGCATAGCATCAATGCTGATGGCTATAGCCGGTGTGGTGGCAAAAGCTCCATCAAACACAACAGAGAACCCACCCGAGCCAACTGTGACATCATCCTGCCCAAGCACTCTGTCCACAGCGTCCACTGAAACGGAAAGCTCGCTGATATACAGGGAATGAAACTCACTCTCCACTTCCATTATTACCTTGAAGCGGAAGCCCCTTGCCGTGTAGTCTGCAAGAATAAACTCTGCATAATCTGTCCACACTGCATTGACATCGTTAGGGTTATTGTCAGTAGTGGAGATGAATAGTTGGATCTTGGAACTGTTAATAATCTCTCCGTTGAATCGTGCCCAAGTCTTTATTGGTGTGATACGGGAATTAATCGTATCCGCAGAGAATGCGGCGAATCCAGCGACCGTCCCATAAACTCGCACGGTGTACGCATCAAGTAAGTCCACTACGTCGTTGAAGTAGTACTCTCCTTGCAAAGAGTCCATTCCCAGTTCGTCAATGTTCGCCACATCGTCTAATAACACGATGTCGTCCCAGAGCACTCCCGGAGATAGCACCAACAAAGCGTCATCAACTTCCACATTAACCTTAGTTCCGGGGAATGTGGGGCTTTCCGTAAGGACAACCATCGCATTTGTCAAAGACACTTCAGCAAAAGCTGACAGTGCAGAAGAGAATGCCGTGGAATACCTTCCACCTTCGTCAATAGCCTTAGCCGTGTAAGTGCCAGCTAGAAGCGGAACAACAACCTGTGTAGAACCCCCTGCGGCAATAGCCACCACAACACCGTCTTCCCAGTTTACATTACTGGATTTTGTGGTGTGCTTGATAACAATTGTCCCGCCAACCCTTACGTCTAAGTCTGGGTGGAGATCCCATACCACTGTACCATTCCCGTTGTATGCCTTAACTGCAAGGTTTGTTGGGGCAGATGGCGGGGCTGTTTTACCATATACCTTAATTGTCTCTGTTGTTGTTGGAGACTTGTTCCCAAGCACATCCACAGCAGATACAGAAACAATGTAGTCCCCTACTAACGTATCGAGGATCTCAAAGGATGTGGCAGGCCCATTTCCATAAATACGCACACCATCTGGGGCTATTGCATATATCTGATAATTTACAGCTTTCTTAGGAGATGCCCAGTCAATCCGAAGCTTCGACTTAATCGCAACACCATCTGAATACAGAATCTCAGTGGGGATAAGGTCTTTAATTCCGCCAAGGAATCCGAAGCTCCCGCCTTGCGGAACGAGCCTCTCATTGTTTTCAATGAAAGCGTATTTTGTCGGGTTATATGACACACCGGAAATTGTGTATACTCCTCCCTCTCCCTCTGTAATAGAGATGATTCGGAACAGGGCTTCTGGGATGTCATCGTCTGCAATAACATATAAGCTATCTTTGGCAATTGCACTAGAGAGGGGAGAGTTTAGGGTAATCTCCTGTTGTAGCCCCTCTGCACTGAATACTCCCTCAATGACATTCCCCTCTGTGCCGATAGCAGAAAATGTATAGGCAACTCCCGCGATAAATTCGATAGGGTCGTCAAGGGTGATGGTATCCAACGTAGCGGCCTTTACACGGCCACCGCGCCTCTCGTTCGCTCGCAGGCTGTCACACACAGCAATCACCTCCCCCGGCAACGGGATGGCACCCTCTAAGCCTGTAGAGAACGTGACAGCATCAGTTTCGTACGTATTTGTGTAGAGGAGCCATTTACCTGCCCTGCGAGCTTGAGCCTTGCTCGTACAGCCCATAGCAACTGTTGTAGTGTGGTTGATATACCCCATTGCGGATATTGCTGCATCGTCCTGCACATACTCAGTAGCTTGCCGGTACATATCCGCTGGATTGTTCCATGTTACGCTCACAGCATTATAACGTGTGTTTACATCGCTGCCTTGATAACTGAATACCCCGTCAATAACATTGGTGTTGTTGAAAAGATAGGTAGAACTACGTTCCCGGTCTTGTACAGGCACTACCGTGCCAGATGCCCAGTAGGTGATTCCCCTGAAAATGGTAGCCATGTCAGAGATAACCTTGTACGCCTCTGTTTGTGTTTGCAGCAACAAGTTGCAAGTGAAGCGAGGTTCATAGCCGCCCTCTCCGTTCTGCACATATTCATCGCAGTATTGGGCGATCTGGTAGAGGGCTGCCTTATCAACGTAGGAGGCCGGGATACGATCCCCAAGGCCATAACGTTTATTGGTGAGTAGGTTATAGAAACACCAAGCTGGATTGTCTGTCCAAGCCGTTTTAAAGCCTCCCAACCATACTCCGCTATACTGTCGTGTTAATGGATCGTAATTATCAGGCACTTGCACACGAAGCATCTTGCACAAGTATGAACGAGTGGGAATACTATTAAATTGTGTAGCATCTATGCTAACTCCTGCCAATACGCTTCCGGGATACACAAACTTCTCTTCTGAAACCACAGAGACAGATTGGAACACTGTTTTGTTGAGGAGGGATTCTGTCGTACTGTCAGGAGTTAGTCGCGTGGCCCTAACAACATAAGGAGAGTTACCTGTCACACGGAAAGAGATTTCTTTCTCGTATGTACTTGTGGTCTTGCCCTCAATAACTTGAATACCAGCATCAGACACATACGTTCCTGCCAGCAGGCCTGTAATCTGCCCCCAAGTCTCTTGAATCAGAGATCCACTAGGGACAAACCCCGGAGCATCTTGTACAAGCACCCTAAAATCTAAAATGTCACTCTTAGCAGCATCCACTACGATTGTCAGGGATGTGTTGTTATAGACAATCTGTTTCTTTGCGTCAATCCACGTTGCACCGTAGTTAGTGGTGTATTGCAAGGTGTACATGCAGGGTGCCAGTTCCTCTGACGAAACATAGTATCTTGATGGATACACAGTGAATTGCACTTCATACTTGTCATACCCTGTTTGTGGTGTTCCATAGGTGACAAATTGCCAATTAATAGCAGAACTCTGTGTAGGGACAAGATTCCAGTTGGGGCCTTCTGCATTTTTATATTCAATTCGATATTCTACACGCGTACCTTTTAGATCACCTGTTTTAGTGTCTTGTAAAGAAAGACGAGGCACGGCCACCACTGCGCGTAGGTAATCCACAGAGACGCCAGTCACAGATTTCTCTACAGGAACATTAGCAAGCATTTCTGTGCTGACGGCGAAGGAGGCTTCCACAGTGTTCGCAATATTCATACGTGTTTGTGATAGGGCGCCACTGCGAGTTTCAAGGGTTACGCCTTCAAAGTTATTGCTGCCGTCTGCATTCTGAACAGCGACATCATTGAGGTACATTCCCTTCAAATTATCAATGCAAACTTCTTCCCATTCCCCCTCTCCTAGAAGGTCGATAACATGGGCAAAACTCTTTCCACGAAGGCTGTTAGGATCTTCCACAGCAGCACGGGATACAGCCGCTGAAGATGTCTCTCCTCCGGCCCCAACGATATACTCTTCCATTAGTCCTCCTAGACGGGAATATCGCTAGTAGTGATGGACGCACTAATAACATTACTCCCGACAATCATTTTTCCATAGCCCACTGCTACGGGGCGTCCTTGTTGTGTACTGTTTACTGCACCCGAGAACAGGTAGCTGTTTGCGCTATCTACGGCTCCATCGTCTTGAACGGTCATTCCTTTAGGTTTGGGGGAAAGCTTCTCGGCAATGCCACCGATAAGAAGGCCAATACCTGCAGAGTAGAAATACGGCGCTGCGGCAGCGCCGTATCCAGTAATCGTCAACACTGCTCCAATAATAATAAGAACCACCCCGGCGATAATTCTCCCCGTAGCGCCAGCTCCTTTAATCACAGGAATAATCTTCACTGTGGAACCTTCCCGCTGCATGTGGAAGTCTTCCTGCTTCGCTTCTAGGTTAGTGTCTCCAGCCCATACCTCGTAACCCGACAGTCGGGTATCACTATCAATAATGTGCTGCTTGAAATCTTTAAAATTAGCTGCAAGGAGGGAGATGCCTTCTGAGACAGAGGACACGAGCATTGTAAATGTCTTCCCGTATTTCTCCCCAAGCTCTCCGTACAGCTCAAACGTCATAGGGGCTGCAAATGTAGTCATTTCATTGCTTCCTTGTGTCTAACCACTTTCGTGATACGGTCTAGGTAGTACTGCCCTAGAACATCCTTGCTGCTGAGTCTTCCGGGGAGGTGATGCCCAATCACATTGTTGTCAAGGTAGATGGCTCCGTGAGTGGTGATGTTTCCACCTACTTGCATCAGCAGAACATCGCCTTTTTGCATGGCATGCCTAGGGACTTCTACGAACCCCGCCTTGGCAAAGTTCTCCAAATAAATCTCTTGCCCCTTCTTCCAGAATCCTTCGTCACGCTCGAAGTCAGGAATACTGATTCCCCACTCCTGCATATACCAGTCTTTAACAAACGTGTAGCAATCTCCAGCGCGCCACAGATACTTGCGGCCATAAAGGGGGGCAACCTCGACTTCGCCCTCTAGCCACACAAGCTCAGGAGAAGGACTTTGTAGCCCGACCAGCAGCCAAGGAATGCCCTGTTTCTTCTGGAAGGCTCGGTCTGTACGCGAGAACACAGAAGGATGGATTGTATGGCTATGCACAACAGCCACCACTTCTCCTGTGTCTGCTGCGTTAGCGTAGGCCAAAGGGTGAATAGCAAAGTAGGATTGCTTATCTCCGCTATACACATTAGGGCAAGGGTTCCACTTATAGCGTCCTTTGAAAATAGTGATAAGGCCGCATGCTTCCTCTGGGAATTTGCTCTTGCAATACTCTATAATCTCTTCCATCGGAAGCATGTCTTTTTCTATCACTTATTTCTCCTTACTGATTAATAAGAGAAGCCCCAACGAATCCTCCAAAGCGGAGGTCACCATCTTCTCCAAAGCGTAGCTTGCAGCCCTTTACAGTTTTACTGCACATATCTGATGACAGGTCCGCAGTAGGGAGGTCGTCTGGAAGGGCTACAGGAACCCCTGCATACCCGCACTCCTCTCCCCTGTATCTGAACGGGCAGGATGTTGCAATAACTTGCCGCTTAGG